GCAATATCTCCTCGCCAGCCACAATTTATTTGATCTTAGCGATACCAAAGCGGCGCGGGCTAACTTGCAATTAGGCTCTGCGGCCACCAGAAATGTCGGTAATGCTCAAGATGAACTCATGCAGGTCGGGGCCTTTGGCTGGGGTGGCAACTGCATTATGGCCTCGGCGGGCATCAATGCGCTGACAAAAACCGGCATGTACTGTGTCAATCAATACGCTCCAGATAAACCCGAGGGCTTTGGTGATGCGACCATTCAGCATATTCAAAATGACTCATTAACCGCCCACCAATTCATTTTCTCCACCAACAATACCCACACTGCGGCAAAAATAGCTTATCGCCTGCGCTCTTATGGTCAATGGCGGGAATGGATAGATATCGTCACCAGTCGCAGCCAGGCATTGACCCCCATCGGCATCCCGCTGCCCTACCCAGGCACCACGCCACCGGCAGGATATTTAAAATGCAACGGCGCAGCATTCTATGCCAACGACTATCCCGCGCTGGCGGCCTTATATCCAGACAAAAAATTACCCGATTTGCGTGGCGAATTTATTCGTGGATTTGATGACGGACGCGGCATTGATGCAAATCGCACCCTGTTAAGCGCACAAACC